CCCCGGTTAATGCGGCAGATGGCGCAAAAGTGACGGTCCCAACCAAACCAGAAGCAGAAGCCCCGGTGATGCTTACCGTTACCGATACACCGGGGGCGCTAACAAAACCGGACGCGGCAGTGCCCGTTAGGGCGTCTTGCGAACCGCCCCACGTATTACTACTCCAAGTACTGGCTCCCCAGCCGGTAGCCACAGTACTTCACCAACCCGTTAGGTTGTAGCCAAACGAATCAGAGCGGTGCTGGTCGTGTTACTTGGCATCGTCAGTGTAAACGTACCAGCGGTCACAGTTTGTGAACCAAAAGTATGTACACTAATTGCCTTGTTACTCTGCGTCGAATTGTAGATCAACACTGTGTCAAACGCCGTTGAAAGCGTGACGGTTGTGTAGGTAATTGATGCAGAGGGCGTCCAGTAGCCAACCCCAGCAGTGGATGAGCTATTGGTAGACGTTGGAGCCGTTGCGTTTGTTACAGTCACACCACCAGCGGTGTAGTTAGTACCCGTGACTTCGCCGGTAGCTGTATATGCAGTGGTTGCAGCGTTGATCGTTGCCGAAGCAAGATATAGCGCGGCTTTAACTGTGTCCGTTGTGGGAGAGGTCAAACTTCCACGGGAAACAATAGTTGACGTTCCAAGCTGATGCTGACCAAGCATCAATTCGCCAAGGAACGATGTGCACATGGATTGGGTATTAGCCATGATTTATCCTATCGAAGCGGCTTCAAGTGCCGTAAATGGAGAAGTTTTTAGTGTGACGTGAACAGACCGGTGAACCAACTCGTCGTTAAGCCAATACTCAGTCCATGTGGTGAACTCAATATCATTATCCAACGAACCTTCTTTTTTTTCCAGCAAGGAGTCGTCCATCTCACCGTGAATTGTGCTTACTAGCATGTATACCTCAATTAGAAGACCGGATTAGTGCGTCTGTCACGTTGTTAGTGGGGAGCGTAATAGTAAACGTAGTACCAGAGACCGTCTTGTCCGCCCCAAAATCCAGCACCGCGATAGACCGGTTAGCTTTACTTGCGTTGTATATTAACGCCGCGCGGGTCGTGAATAAAGCAGCGGGCCAGCTAGGGTTGTTAAAACTAACGTACGCCGTGTACCCCGAGGAATTAACTGTGACCCCAGTAATTACTACACCCCCAGCCGTATACCCCGTACCCGTGATCTCGTTAGTAGCGGAATAGGCAGTGGTGTCCGCGTTAAGCGTAGCGTCGCCCGTGTACAGAGCGATTTTAAGCGTGTCTGTTAGCAGGTTATGGATTGCCTGATATAACTCCGCTTTAAAGCTAGTGGTCTGAGTCTGGATAATAGACATCAAAGAACCTCTACGCGGACCTGACCGCTACGGTACGCATCCTGACGATTCTTACCATCGCCCAACTGTTTGAGTAACGCCAGTGAGTTGTCGTACATGCCTTTGTAGACCGCAATCAACTCCTGTTCGCCCTTCATGAACCGGATAGCTTCAACCAACGCACCGTTGAGCAAAGCGGAGTCAAAATTATCGCCAAGCCACGTAGTACCGGCAGTCACAATAGACTGTGGGTAGTAGTAATAGTGCAACTCCATTGAATACACAGCGTCTGGAGTCGGCCCAAGAATTAGCGATAGTGACGTTGGCAGGGCGGATTGCGGCCCGAAAATCGCATAATGAGATGGAAGCCCCGTGCTAGTTGGGCTTGGAAACGCTTCACGAATAAAGTTAACGTCTTTATCCAGTAAAAAAGTATAGTTCCCCGACGCATTAATGACGGCTAAAGAATATACGGACAAAAAATCAGTGGGGCAAGATAAATACTTATTGGCTGGAGCCGTAACACCGGTCACATTTTTTCGCAGGTTAGGCAGTTGGACCGTGTTATAGATCTTCTGCTCCGACTGCTGCGTAAACATAGCCAATTGATCAGCGGTGAACGAATTCTCCGTGATATCTTGGATGTTTACACACAGATCGGCGTAGTTCATGCCATCGGACCCCGAGACATTTTGCCTTTAGTAGCAGCACCAGTTCCCCGCATCTGGATACCAGAGGTCTTGGGTGGTGGGCACTCGCTGCTTGAGACGTTGCCAACGCTGACGCACAGGTCGTCAAGACTCATTGAGCGAGACTTTTTACCGTAGCCGCTGTTACTCAGGTCGACACCAGCTTTCCCAGTCATGTCATGCGGTGCGGCGTAGGTCGAAGCAGGCCCAACTTCTTTACCGCCCTTTTTCATACTGAAGCCACCCATTACCGTCCCCTCGCGCCGCTGCGCTGGTTCATGGCACGGGACAAATTCTTCCCGTACTTCATGCGGTCATCCGTAGTTGGGCCACCGGCTTTCATGCCTTTGGCTCCCTTGTGCATCCGCTTCTCGTGCCCACGAATTTCCGTGTCCGCGATAGCTTTAACTTCCTTCTTGTCCATCACGGACTCCTATGATGTCGTAACCGTTACTGTACCAACGTATGTCGTTGCAACCAAATAGTTTGGCGTTAAAGAACCGTCAAACCCCCTAGATCCGCCAACTGGATTCCAACCCCACTGAAAAATTCTACTACCTTCTGACGGATACCCATTTACGTTTATACCAGACTGATAGTAGCTAAGATCTTTACGTGGTTCCCGCAGTGCTTGAGGATCGTCAATCGGGTACATGCCGAGCTGTAGCTGCGGCTGATCGGGCGTCCAGCACTGAGGACAGACTTTGATGTTTACCAGCTTTGTCTTAATTACTAACTTTTTGAGATCCTTTAACTTAAAGCGGAATCCGCACCGGTCGCACTCCGCAATAGCTTTCTTGCCAGAGGCAAACCTATTACCCATTAGCTGCTACCGATAAAATACTGCCGTGGTACAAACCGATCTGCCGCTTTTTCCCGATCTTCATCCGCAGCCAACTGCCATTGAGATTCGTACTCAGTCTTTAGCATATTAAGGCGTTGCATCCCCTCAGGAATCTTCATGGCTATATAGTAAGCCAACCCTGCGGTGAGGCAGGGGAGGAACCGGAAGTTTACGTCAGCCGTGTTACTACCTGTGTCGATGTTGTCCATCCGACGCAACCGCCAGTAGACAAACGTGTAATAGGGAGAAGCAGTTGTACCCTGATCTGGAATAGGCCAGACGGTGACTGTAGGGACATCTTGCTTACGGTCAATATAAACTTGGATTGGTCGCGCTTGGCTAAGTTTATTTGGGATAGTCGCGTACGTTGACACGCTGATCCGGGTGATAGTTAGATCTGATTGCGTGGCGGAACTGCCTGATCCCGTACGTATCACGTGCTCCAGCAGGTCTACTGTATCCGCCGGTAAGTTGTACGTCGCAGTTCCCGTGTTCATTGGGATTGAGCCTGACTCAATCGTCCACATGTTGATACCACGGTTGGCCCACTCGGCCATCATGATATTGGCGCTGCGCCGCGCCGTCCGAAGATCATAGCCGGTACGCATCTCACGCCCCGCACGTTCCCACGCTTCTTCAGCGAGTTCCGTGAAGTTCATGTCAAAGTTGGCGACTCCGGAAATTGCCATTATCTAAACCTAGCGGTTTTCTTTGCGATTGTTTTGGGCTGCGCTACAAACTGCTTTCCTGCCGCTTTACCTGCACGTTTGGCTTTGGTTGTTGCAGCGTACTCAGACGGACTCAAACTCTTAATTGCATCTTCCGGCAAGTACCGCTCACCGGTCTTACTCGACGGCTTACCACTCTTGGTGCGCCACTTCTGGTCGCCCCAGTCTTTAAGGGATTGCTGCGGAGGCTTCAATCTCGATACCCCCCACCAGCCGCCTTATACTTCTTAGCGACAAGCTGGGCTTTTCTCGCGGACCACTGGCCCGCTCCAGTACCCTGAGTCGCCGCAGCCTTCACTTGAGACACAATCCGCTTACGAAGACTGGGCTTTGTGTAGTTTCCCGCCTCGTTCACGTGCCCGCCTTCAGCGTACATGGCTACCTGATTCGGATCATCCTTGCGGGTGATCGTCTTCTTACCCGGCATTTTAGATGGGTCAACTTTACCCATGCCACGGCTGGACATCATTTTGATTTACCTTTAGCTTTTTTGGCTAAAAACAACTTGTCAACCATCTCTATCCGTTGGGGCTTAGTTGTAACTTTATTGATAATATCTAGCCGCTGGGGTTTACCTGCTTCGTAAAACCCGGCTTTCTCTAACGATTTAGTTACTTTGCCAACAGATTTTGAAGTTGCCATATCAGCACATACCGCCGCGCTTGAGTTTGGTCTTGCCCCGTTGAGCGCAGCCGTCAATTGAGCCGCCCTTCTTCATGCCTTTCATTCCGGCCATCCCGCCTTTAGCCATTTTGCCTACGCCATCAGCCGCAAAATCAGGAACCATCTTCCCGTCTTTTTTGACCATGGTAAGGCCACCGTCTGCATAACCGTTTTTCATATCACCACCCTTAGAAAATTTACGGCCTTTATCAGCCGCTGAAAAGTCTTTACCTACGGACTGAGGAACACCAGCTTTCTTAGCAAACGAAGGCGAATGGGCAATCGCCTCCATAAAGTTATGCTGCTTTTTGCTGGTGCTAGGCATTACACCATCCTGCCTTTGGTTTTGCCACGCTGGGCGCAACCGTCACCGCGACCAACCAGACCGCCCTTCTTAAAGGCTGGGATCTTGCCGCCTTTTTTGGCCGAAAGTCCTTCCCGTTCAAGCACTTCATCGGTCTTTGGACCGCGTTTCTCACCCACCGGCCTGTCAAACTTATTACCCGTAGGTTTGAATTCCGCTCTGGCTTTGGGGCGACCGAGAGTAGCACTTCCTTTATTTGGGAAGCGCCTGTTGTCTGGAGTTTGGCGTTTAGATGCTGCACGCTTAGCCGCTTCTGCTGCCACTTCATCAGCAGCATTTTTGGAGGACTTATCAGCGGCTTCTTTGGCACTTTTACCAGCAGCTTCAAACTTTTCTTTAGCCTCACGAGCCCGACGCATCGGTTCGGTTTCCCGCAAACCCATCTGTTCCGCAGGAGTTTGTTCTTTAGCAGGTGCGGGTTCTTTTGGTTTAGCCCGTACAACTGCGGGGGTCCTAGGTACGTTAATCTCAGGTTTCTCTTCGGGGAATTTACCGGTTCCCTTTCCTTCAGCTTTGGGAGCGGACTCAAACATTCGACCTAGACCCATAGCCCCACGAACACCGGCACCTAGACCGCGCCCAACTGCGGTAGCGCCCAACGTGGATTGAGCAAGCTGTTTAGCGGCTAGATTGGAATTGTCAATTGTTTCCCCTTTGTACGGGGTTTTGACATCCGTACCGGGAATGTCTTCTGGCCCAACAGCTTTAGTTTTGGCGGAAGATTTATCAGGAAATTTAAACCCAGATGCACCGGAACTGACATTAATAGCATCGCCGCTATACTTAACATCTTTCTCGGGCTTGGGACCAGCGGGTTTAGGAGCAGCGGGTTTAAATGCAGCCGCAGCGCGACGGCCTTGCTCCTTAGCGTCTTCAAGAGCTTGGTTATGTGGCCGCTGAGGTTCGTAATTAAAATCTGTTTCGCCGCGATCTTTAGGAGTTGTATCGGTCGTTGTAACAGCAGGTTTTTGAACTCGCTCAGTTCCGGCTTTTACGGGTTCAGCTTTTACGGGTTCAGCTTTTACAGGCTCTTGGGTTTTGCGAGAAGTGTCTCGTTCTTCAATCGGAGCAGAAGGTTCGTCCGCTGACCGACGACCCATAAAGAAGTTTTTCAGACTTTCCCAGTTTTTTGCGCCTTGTTCTCTTTGCTTCGCGTATTCCTCATCAGTCATGATTGACTCATCACCAAGCGGACCTCCGCCAGCGCCAAAACGCTTGAATTTTTTAAGCTTTCTCATGAGTGTTTCTCCATCAACCGGTCAATTTTAGACTCAAGTCTGTCAAGCCGATCAAAGATGCGGTTAATGTCCGAGTCCAACTGTGACTTGGTCACATACTCTTTGGCAATTTCTTCGCGGGTCTTGTTAATCAGTACTTGAAGGCGTTTTAACTCGTCAAACATGCTTTTGAGGAAGAACCCAGCAACGCTAACGCCCACCGAAAGAACTGCGTTCCAAATAG